TATTTAAAGCCTCAGTAACTTTAATTGCAAGAGTTTCTTTTTTAACTTTGTTAAGTTGGTTAGTTTGTATCTTAGCATCTCTCTTTGCTTTAAGATCATTCATAGCTTTAGCATACTTAGGATTAGTTAATAACTTAAGTTTTTCTGCAGCTAGATATAAAACATTATCAGGTTTAGATTTACTTAAAGCATCAGCTGCTTTTACTAAAAGAGCATTTATTCTATTAAAGTCAGGTATCATCTTACCTTTAGCATTTTTAATCAAATGTACCTTGGCATTCTTATTAACAAGATCAACTATAGCTTGTACTTTATCTTCTTGAGTACCATCAGTTACAATTTCTTGATTTAAAATTGCTTCATAAATATCTTCGTCTTGTTTACCTATCTCATATTTTCTTTTACCTGCAGTAAAATCAGCTACAAATTTGACAGTCAAGTCATTCATAAGATATTTATATTTTTCTCTCAATAAAGGATCAGTACCCTCTTTTTCCATCAGACTATCATAATCAGAAACATGTTTATTTATACTATCTACTACAGTAGAAGTTGGTTGCTGGTGATACATGTCTTCGTTATTAGCATAGTCTTGTTTTATTTTAGCAAAAGACTTGGCAGCTTGATGACTTATCTGTTGATTTTTTTGTTGAAGTCTAAAACTTTCAATTTCTCTTTCACGTTTAAGTTTAATCTCTAACTCTTTATCTTGTTTAGCTTTAACTGCTGGAGCTAATGCATCTACAAAAACAGAAAGAGGAGACTTCTGAACTTGAATTTCTGCAGGACGTACATAAGTTTCTACAGGACTTGCTATTCCTTTGGTTGATATACTATCAATTTCTAATCTACTAACTGGAGTTCTTTTAGCCATCTAAACCTCTGTTTCTAATTATTTTAATACTAATGCAAATGGTATATCATTACCACTAGGTACAGGTTTCATAGCATCTGCTATACCAAATTTATTTAAGTCTGCAACATTTTTATCACCTATTAAATTAATACCAAACATCTTACCATCTCCGTATTTAATATCAGAAGCCATTGCATTACCAGCAAATTGTAAAGCTGCTTCACCTAAACTAGGTTGTACACCCTGTTGTAAAGAGTTAATACGGTTCATAGCTTCTGCATTAACACCTGCTTTTTCTAGTTCTACTTGTGTAAGAAGCCTATCAATAGAAGCATTGTACTTAGATATACCTCTAAGCTTTCTAGCTTCTGTTAAGTCTGTAATTTGTTTAGCTGTCTTACCTGCACCTACACCTGCTTCACCTGCAGCTACTTTTTGTTTTTCTTTAGTTTCTAAGGCTTTGATAGCTAAAGCCATCTTATCTTCTGCTACTGCTTCTGACTCTTGTATAGCTCTGGTATTAAGAGCTTGTATCTTTAAGTCACGTGCAGCAACTGCATTAATTCTATTCTGTTCATACCTAGCTTGTTGTGCATCAGCTTTGTCTTGCTTATCTTTAAAACCTTTTAATGCTGTAAAAGCTTGATAGGCTGTCATTGGATCAATCATTTTATATCCTCACAAATTCTAAAAAGGGTTTACCCCATTGGTTATGTTTGTTAATAAAAGTAAAACCCAAAAACTTAAGCCACTTTATAGCCACAGTATACTCTGCATCAACAGAGTTAGTCAAGATAGTATACTTTTTATTCATTTCTTTTGTCAATCTTTTAGACTCTCTTAAAAAAGTTATCCATATTTTATGAACAGCAGGAGTAGTAAGTAACCAAACACATGCAACTGTGTCATCCTGTTTAGCTACTCCATATATACCTGCTATCTCATTTGTTTCTGATACTAGAAATGTCCAACATTCGTCAGACAAATCTAATCCAGTTTGTAAAGCCTTCTCTGTACTACCATGTGATGCTATCACCTCTTGCCTATCTTCAGGTCTAAGATTATTACATAGATAATCTACATCTTCTTGGGTGCTTTGTCTCACATGGGCTTTCATTATAGTCTCCTAGAACGTAGTACAAAGAATCCTTCCCACTCAGCTGACTGAAATATACATGGGAAATGACTAGAACTTTTTAATGTAATGTTTGTTTCATTACCATGTCCAAGTACTCCAAAACGATAAGTACCTGAGTCAATAGCAGCTTTGTTTAAAACGTTAGAAGCAGCACCAACAATACGTCCAGTAAAGTTTCTTACATAAGGGGTACGTTTTGAGTGTGTTACTTCTGCTTGAAAGAAACCTGTGTTACTATAGACAACTGCATAGTTTCTTATATGTAGTTTACCTGTGGTAATAGACTTATCACCATTCTTAACAATAGGTTCAGAAAACTGGTACTTAAATTGAAAGGGTATACCTGCATATACTACTTCTGAAGCAGCTAACTTAGCAGCTACTGCAGATAAAGGTATAAGTTTACCTGTCTGATCTACATAAATAACTGCACTATCTGTATAAGGTATAGCTGTTGTACCACCTGTTTGTAACTTAATTCGTCTATCTAAATGTATACTAAACTTATTAGTTGTATAGTTTGTAGCATCATCTACAGATAAGTTAATACGTTCAAGAAATAAGTTATTACTTCTTTTAACTAGTAACGTTATATCTGCAAGGTTAAAGGATACTCCAAGTATATCTCCTGTAAACGTCCAACGTGACCAAGAGGCTTGTAGTTTTTCTCTACCTCTCCAATAGTATCTATATACATAGACAGCTTGTGGGTCATTATCTGTTTGTACAAGTATCATATCTTCATTAGAAGAAGCTTGTATGTTAATTATTTCACCATCTAAGTACTCAGGAACGTGTGCTGAAATCTCTGTAGCATCATTAGTATCTGTATCAGTATCTACAAAGTATTCCCATAACCAGACCATGCTCCTCTTTTTGAACCAAAGTACACAAACTTACCTGCCTGTGCTGGTTTAGCTCTAAGTGAAGCCTCAAACTCTGTAGTATTAGATATGTTAACAGTCTCAGGAGTTAGTACTGGGTCAGCAGTAACTTTAAACTGTGTTAAATCTGAGAATAATAATAAGGAGTCGTTAAAAGGTACAGCATGTTTTAGTATGCTAACCTTGTTAGAAGATACTGCAACATCAATAGGGTCACTATCTACTATAGTTAATACTGACTTACGGAAGAAGTCAAAGCTTGTAAACTCTCCTGCTCTGGAGAATATAACATTTTCATCAGCTAGTACACCTAGTCTGTTACGGTGAAAGAATATATCACTTAATGTAAAACCTACAAAAGAAGGGAAGGAGTTAGTATTATCATCACCTACAGTTCTTGGTTCATAAGTGACAGGATCAAACTGAAAGTTACCATTAGCTAATTTAGTTAGCTTGTGTGGCATAGTTGCAGCATTTAATTCTGTAAGTATGTTAGAGTCTAACGTTTCTTTCCATACTTCATCATCTGTAAATCTTACATAATAATCATCTTGAGCTTTCTGATTATCTCCTGATACTTTTATTACATAACCTACTGGAGCTTCTACAGGTAACTTCTTAAAGTCAGGTGTCTCATCTTTAAATACTAGTAAATGTTGACCACCATGAGAGTCACCTACTTCTACTTGGAAGTCTGTGCTATCTGTAGATTGTACGTGTAATACGTTACCATAACGTGTAACTGTTAAACCTGATACAGCACTACCATTAGTAATATTTTGATAATAAGTACTACTAACACTAGTACCAGAAAACGTATTTAAATTAGTAGCTATTAAATCAGTAGCTGCTCCACGTTCTGCATTTTGTGTTTCACCTGTACTTGACTGAGTACTAGATTTAGTAGCAAATTCTACAGTACTAGTAGTACTACCTTTGGTTAATACTAAACGATAAGTTGAAGAGTAATCAGCTTGCTTAACATATACTAAAGCTTCTGGATTACGAGTAGTAGATGTTGTAGCAGCTTTAGCTACGATTGTATTCTTGTTTACAATAAAGGTAGAGTCAGCAATAGAGACTGCTGCTAATTCTTTATTTGGATTTGTTAAACCACTTAAGTAAGATGCAGCATTGTTGGTTACTGTCTTAGACACACCATCTTTGTCAAACACCCTGATAGTACCTGCAGTATCTACTACCATAGAATAAAATTCATTCTCATCTCTACGTATAGTATGTATAAAAGCTTTATCTAAGTTAGAGATTGTACCTAAGTCAGCTATGTGTGAAGAGCTTGGACGTTTAGATAAACCTGTTACAACGTTAGATAAACCATTCTCTTGTACCTCTGCTTGAGTACTAAGTCTTAAAGATGGTGGCTGTTGAGATACACCATTAATTAGGTTTGGGATTGATTGACTGATAAGTGCCATTAGAGTGTTCTCCGTCCTTGTCTGTCAATGATAGCATATGTATCGTAGTTATCAAAGATGTTATGATCATCTGTAGCTTTGTCAAACTCTTTTAATTCCATCAATGCATTCTGTTCATCTCTTATTTGAAAATCATGTAATGTACCTGAACCTACTACACGATCTTGGAAGACTCTTGTAGCACGTAAAGTAATATATCGTTTACATATCTCTGGTAAATCATTAAATTCTAATTGAACTACTACGTCTAACTGTGCTGAAGCACCTATTACAAAAGTGTGATTCTTTCTATCATACATCTTTGTACCACGTTGTACTAAGTCAGGACTCTGTGCTGTCAATGTAGCATCTGCTCTTAATATAGTACTAGGTAAAATAATTTCACCGTCTGTAGATTGAGCAAAGCTCTTATTTAATTCTGTGTTGAAGTGCCAACCCATAGATTGTACTTCTCTGTCTATTGTATTTAATATTGTCTCAGCTATCTCTGCTTCTATGAGTCCAGAATCTAGACTACTTACTGGTGCTTCTCCAATAGCAGATAACATTGTATTGACTGCATCTATCTGTGTTGTTCCTGCCATTACATTCTCCTATGCTTTCCATTTAGTTTTATTAGCCCAGTAAGCTGCAGATGTCTCACCCTTTTTAATATTCTTTTGATGTCTATTCTTAAACGCATCACGTTGTTTTTTAGATTTATTAGTTTTAGCACCTTGTTCACCAAACCTAATCATCTTAGGCTTATCTGTAGTACCTATTAATACAGCATGAGATTTCTTAGGGTTTTTTGGGGTACGTTTAGGTATACGTAAACCACTAAAGGTTTCTCCTGCATGTGTTATTGCCATTTAATACTCCAATAAATATAGAGAGAGGCTCTAGAAACCTCTCCCTGTTATTATAATTAAGCCTCAAGTAGACCAATACAAGCAGCAGGACGTAGAACGTTATGTCCCATTGCGTACTTGGCTACCATTAATGTACCTTGTCTATTGATTTGATACTCTGACTCCATACCTAAGTCAAGTAGCTTAACAGTAGCTACAGCTTCAGGTGTAAAGATAAAGCCTCTAATCTTAGCAGCAATAGCAACTATGTCTACACTATCTACGTTAGCAGTTGGCAAGTCATAGTGAGTTGCTCTTCCTGATCCAGCAGTATTAGCTAGTGGAGCATTGTCAGAAGTCTTACCTTCTGCAGCATTGCCTCCAGTAAAGTTCTGATATAAGTTAGCAACTTTAGCATGGTTAGACATAATGACAGGCATACCTGCAATCATAGGAACAGTTGCTCCTGCAATGTTACCATTACCACCAAAGTCTTTATTCATATAGGTTAACTTAGAACCGTCTGAAACGTCTAGTAATGCATAGTACTGATCTGGAGCAAGAGCTACACATGCAGAAGTATGATCAACGTTCTTTACGTCAAACTCTTTCTTTGCATCAAAGATAGCTTTAGCTAGTTTAGCTGGGTCTATAGAGTCACCAGAAGATGAACCAATAGTTACGTTATCAGTAAAGTCTTCCTCACTAAATGCTTTATAGTCTTGAACAAGACCTGCTGCTCTAGTAGCATTAGTAGATAATGCAGCTTTAACAAGCATTCTTGCAACGTTTCTATCAGCTTCGTTAGCTAACGCAATACCAGCTTCTTTAGAGTAGATGCTTCTTACGTCATAGTGATTGATAGCTTCGTCAATATTAGCAATGAATTGACTAGAGATAAGCAAGTCATCAATAGTTACAATTCTCTCACCTGCTCTGATATTACCACCAGTAATCTCATTTCCTGGGGTCAGATATTCAGCAGTTGCTCTACCTGTCATAGGGAATGAAGCAGATTTACCCTTACTAATAGTACGAGTTCTTACTTTGTCCATTAGGACTTTCTTTTCTTCAAATGCAGTTAGGACTTCCCCAGCATATAGCTTGAGAAACAGGTCTCTAACGTCACCTGTATTATTATTTTGACCCTGAAAACTTACGGAGTAAGCAGGGTTTGAAGCAGCTTGTGCCATTTTTAATTACCTCTTAGTAGTTAAGTTGAGTTGAAAGTACACTCAGCATGTCTACAATCTTTCTCCAAGAGTATCCTTCGCAAAGGGTCAGGGGTAATAGTTTGTCTTTATAGCTTAGTGTCTAGGAATGATCAGTTCCTTTTAAATACACAAAGTCAATCATGTACTTAAAAGGAAGGGGGAACTTAATCCCCCAACCATAACAACAATATTAGAATAGACTAGATTTTGCTAACCTGTTAGCCACCTCTTGTCTATAGGCAGGATCAGTAGCATATCTAGGGTCACGCATAGCTGTAGTCATCTGAGCAGTGCTATCAAATTTCCCACCTGAAGGTTCAGAATTATTACTACCTTGAATAAGAGTAGGTTCTGCTTCAGAACGATAACGTGATACCATACCTTGAACAGCTAGACTAATCATATTAGTATCTTGCGTATTCATTGTTGCATTAAAAGCATCTATTTCACTTTCAGGTAAGTTGTCAGAAGCCCATTGAACCATCTGACTATACTGTTCTTCTCCCCCTGCTAGTGAATACATACTTGCTCTCGTGGAGTCAGCCAAAGCATCTTGCCCAGCTATCCACGAATCTACCAGAGGCTTAGAAAAACCTGCTTCATTAAGAGCAGTGTAAGCATCATCTGATAGTGTACCAGTTTCAGAGTATTCTTCTTGAAATGCTGAGAAGTCTAGACCTTTACTGTCTAGTAGTTCAGCTACTTCAGAAGGGTTTTCAGAAGGGGCTTCCTGTACCTCTGATTCTGGGGGTTCTTTAGATTGACCAAGCTTTGACTCTAAAGATGAGTAAGCTTTAGCCATATCTTCTGCAGTTTTAAATTTTTCAGGAAGCCAATCTGGACGTGATTCATCCACAGGTGCTCCTCTTTCTCTATCAAGCATAGCTTGTTGATGCTCTTGAGATTCAGGTGCTTCTTCTTGAAAAGTATTAATTGAGTCTGCCATATATTATTATCCTTCTTCTACAGCAGCCTTTGCTAAATTAGGTGCAGCACCTTGTGCCATACCAGCTACTGTTTGTTGTTCTAACATTGCTTGTTGTTGCTGTTGCCTCATCATCTGTTCTTGTTGCTTCTGCTGTTCAGATTTAATTAAGCCAGAAGTATCAATACCTAGAGATGCTGCTAGTCTGTCTATGTAATCACCTACATTCATTTCACTAGCAATAATCTCTTGACCTAATGGCTGTAGATATTGCAAGAATGTAGCTAATTTATTTAAGTCTTGTCCACGACCTAATGCTTCAATACCTGTGACCACTGTAGGTTTGATGCTATCTTTAGGCATACGTGGCATTTTACCTTGCTTAGTTAATGACTCAAGCAGTAGGTTTATTAGTGGTAATTGAAACTCTTGTGATAGTATAGAGTATACACCACCTAAAGAAGTCTCAAGTTCCTGTGCCATGAAACGTATCTCTTCTGCTGTGACACGTTCAGCTTGTCTCTGTACACTAGTGTTCAATAAGAAAGCAGCACTTAATCTGTCGTTAATCATACGCATAGTTTCTAATGCTACACGAAAATCACTAGCTTTTTGTACCTGTAGTGTAGATACATCATTAGTATCTCCAGTTAGGAATGCACCGTTAGGAGCTTTAGCTAAATTAGCTGTCTTAGTTGTACCATTAGGACGTACTAAGAATAAAACTTTAGCTGATGCAGCAGAACCTTGAACAATAGATTGAGTTAAAGCTTCTAAACTACGTAAGTCACCTAAGTATTCTTCTATAAAACCACGACCATAATCTTCTCCATCAATACGAATAAATCGTAGTGGGATATAAGGGTTCTGATCTTTCTTAAACATACCTCTTGACTCAGGTACTTCTATACCTGCTACCTCTTGATATACTTCCCATCCTTTTTCAACCTTACATACCTTAGTATATAGGTCATAGTTCTTGACAGGTGAGTCTGACGGAGGCATAAGTTCTCTTACTGAATCAGGTAAGTTTAAAACATTAAGACTTTCTTTAGTAATAACTTCTAGTAAATTACCCATAGTGTCACGTTTATTAACGTAACGGTCAGGTCTGTATACTTTCATACCACCTTCTTTAGGCATATATACTAGTGAGTTACCTGTTACTATGAGAAGTTTAAGGGCTTCAAAAGCTGGTACTCTAATAGCTTTAGATTCTATTTCAGCCATAGCTGCACGTTCAATACGTGCTAGTCCTTCTTCAACTTGTCCTCTATTATCACCTGCAATAGCTTGTAAATCAAAGTCATCTATTGTCAAACGAAAGAAAGGACTGTTAGGTGGTAGTAGTGCAAGTAATAATTTAGAGGCTAAGTTATTTACACCTCTTGCTCCAATACCTTGATAAGGTGTAGGATATATAGATGAACTACTATGTCCTTCCTCTGGTAAAAGAGTAGGTATAGTTAGTTTAGCAGCTTCACGTCCTCTTTCAAGGAACGTATCTCGTTCACTTTCAAGTTGTCCATAACGTTTAGCTACGACTCCTGTTTCCATTTCCATATCTTAATCCTTAGTTATATCAACCTTCTACAAAGGGTTTCAGTTGAACTTTTTTCTTTTTATTTGTATCCGTTGCTTCAGTAGAATTAACTTGCTTTTCATCTTGAGCTTTCTGACGTTCATGCTCTTCCATTTCTAAAGAGTTTCTGCCCATTGCTTTCTTAACAAAACCAGTGTTGTATGTTAAAGCTCCCATAATCTAACCTTTAGGTATCTGTAATCCAGAACCATCACTGTTGGATTGTGTTGAGGTATCCATAGCTAAGTCTGTTCTCAAAGCTTTTTTACCTGTCTTCTTTTTCTTTAATGTTGTGCTCTCTAAATCCGTATCGTCTAACTCTATGTCTGGAGTTTTAGTGGCAGCTGTCACTGGACGAGCAGGAGTAGGAGCAGGAGCAGGAGTTCTACCCCCTCCAAATAATCCACCCATAATTTAATCCTCTATGTTGTAGTCTTGATTTTGTAATTCAACAAGCTTCTGTATGATAGACTGTTGCCCCCTGAGAAAACCTAGCTCTTCAGGGGTAACATGTTCTAACGGAAGTTTGTTAGGAAATAACATTTTAAAATGGTTAAGTAACGCATCTGTAATGTTAAAGTCGTTGCCTAGTAGTTTCATTTACGCAAACTTTCGCTAATGTTGTAACTTTAGATATCAACTATTTCACAACCATCAGCAGAACATGCTAAAGTTTGGCTACTAGTTGTTGTATCTTTCTTCTCATATAAGGATAAAGCAGCCCAATCAATAGACTCAGGCATCTCATTAAGTAAGGCATAATACTTTGCTTCATCTATATCTTGATAAGGTGCTTGTGCATATGTATGATCACTATGAGGTAAGAAAGAAATACCAGAACATATGTCAAAGTTCTTATATACCCATGCTCCTACTTCCATCCACTCAGCATCTTTAACTGTAATAGTAACAGAAGGTTTATGCTCACACCATTCTAATGCATAGTGTTTCCATAACTCTAGCTGTTCTATAGCAGTCATAACATTACGAGTAACAGAACCAGTAGGTGATTTAGTAGGAAAGCTAAACACTGTAGTAGAGTCTGGCTTCATTACACATGGTTCAGCTGGGATACCACTGTCTTTTAAGAACATAGTAAGTGGGTCTTTGTTATCTCCACGTACAGTTCTAATGTAATAGTCACTATGTCTAGCATGAATACCAGAAGCACTATCAACTAACTGTGATACAGTACCAGAAGGTTTGACACAGGTAATAGCTGCTGATTGAGGTACACTTAACATCTCTGAGTATTCCTCATTAGTGTCTATAGCTACCTGCTTCATTTCTTTTAGCCATGTCTTACTATCTCTAGTCTTAGATAAGACCATGTTATCCATGATACCTGTTAAGGATACACCTAGTAATCTCTCTTCTTCTGTATTCCTCTGCCATATCTTACGGAGGTAAGGCATCTTAGTAAAGGCAGATTGTAATGTACCTAGTATGGTAGCTAGTCTTACCTTCTTCTTAAGACTTTCCTTATCATCTGTTTCACGTACAACAACTTCAGTTAGATTACAGAACTGATAAGGTCTTAGGATAATTTCTGAACAAGGATTAGTACCCCACTCATACCCTGTTTCCCTACGTCCATTCATCTTAACGTGATTGTCAGCTGCTATTCTTGAGAAGATACCTCTCTCACCTGACTTAGATTCTACAAGAGATAACCACTCTCTCATAAACCCTTCCATGTCAGGCTTATCTGTATAAGCTACAGAGTTATTAGCCAACGCACGTTGTCCTTCATTCTCCCACCATTGACCAGACTTAGCTTTAGCCATACGTCCATCACTTAAGTTGGACAAGCTAATCATAGCTGAACGTCTAACACCACCTACAACTACAACTTCACCAATCTTACACATGATATCATGGCACTCAATAGAGTTAAGCTTTCTACCTGCAGCACCCTTAAAGATTTCTACTACAAAGTTAAACAAGTCTATCAATGGTTGTGAACCACTAGCCCTACCACCAAACGTCTTGAGTCTAGCACCTGCAGGACGTACAGCAGAGACATCCCACTTAGGTATGTCACCTGTATATAGGTGTGATAATAATTTATGTAAAGACTTTGCCCAACCTTCTTTACTATCTTCTACAAATACAACATCATTACTCTGAGCCATCTCAGTAGGTACGTCAGGTAGCTTGGAGATTGACTGTCTCTCAACACTAAAGCCTACACCTGTACCACATAATAAGATAAACATAGCCTCATCAAATGCACGTATGTGATCTACTGGTAGGTAAGAACAGTTGTATATACAAGTGTTATCTCTTTCAGCTGCAACACCTGCAGTCATCAAGGCTCTCATACTAGGCATTACTTGTAGATTAAGTATAGCTTCTTCTAGTTCTTTCCAAACTTCATTAGATAGTTTATTTGTACTACCCTTTAGGAAGGAGATGTATCTATCTACGGTTTCTCCCCATGTCTCTCTTCTATTCTCTTCTTCTAACCATCTAGCATATCTACTAGTAGCTATGAATGTCTGGTAGTCTGTTGGTAAATGATTACTTATCATCTGTTATCTCCGTTGCCTTGTATTGTTCCTCTTGCTTTACGATCAGCTAGTTTATCTAAGTTCATCTGAGCTATGTCTTCCATACTATAACCTATATCTCTAGCTATAGCAGCTATGTACCACAACACATCACCTAGTTCTTTAGCTAACCCTTCTCTTTCATTTACTATTTGTTTATTATCTCTAATAATTTTTTTGACTTTTTCTGCTACCTCACCTGCCTCACCTGCTAGTCCAAGTGTAGGATATAATATAGAAAACTTACTATCATATATAGCTGTACTGTTTGCTTTCTTTTGATATGATTTAAAATCCATTACCAATTCTTCCCCTTAGTTTGTTCCATTAGTTCAATCATCTTAGTAAGATACCACTGTGCTTTCTTTGCATCTTGTATAGGATTACC